TGTAATGGCCACTGGCCCGACGCATTGCCTTCAATCGCATATCCGTGCTCGCGACCAAACTTCGCAGACAAACCGCACCAACCGCCTTCGTCCCGGCCTCGTTTGATGATTGCCGCCGTCGCATGTGGATTGAGCCGCACCAATGGCAGATTGCGTCTCAGACGGTCAAGCATGATTGCGTGGCCCGTCGAGTATGCCCAGCAGTAGCCATGCCCATTCTGATCGAGATTTACAAATCGTGGCTGACCATTCGGACCACTCAAATACATATGCTCAAGACTTGATTGCAATCGCTCCTGCTCGTCAAATCGTGCATCCCATTCCGATTCCGGGATGATCTGTATTTCGCTTGGAGGTGCAAACAACGACTCAGGATCTTGTGAGTAGTCGCGCGGAACGAGACCAAACGTCGCACCCTTCGGCCGCAGCATTTCGTCTTCCGGACCGTCGCAATCAATGATTGGGATATTCTTGTAGAACTCGGCCATTAGTTAAGCTCCACCAAGTGATTCCACGTTTTGCGACGCACGATTTCCGAGACGTTTGCTTGCGTTACGCCATATCGCAGAGCGATTTCAGTTTGGCTAAACCCTCCTGACGCATACATTCTTCTAATGGATGCAACTTCACTCTCTGTCAGTTTTGAGCTTTCTATTTTCTCGCCTCTTGCTGTGGTTCCGTGAATCTGCTTGTCGTCCGCGTTCTCTTGGCGTGTCCCCCAACTCAAGTTGCACAGATTGTTATTCTGACGGTTGTTGTCTGGGAAATGCCGACACTCATGCCCATCCGGACATGGACCAATAAACATTTCAAGGACTAATCGATGCACTAAAAGCCAATGGTAGCCATCTGGTCGTTTTAGCCCTGCCATAACATAGCCGTGCTTACTGATCTTCAGCTTTAGCTGACGCCAATTGCTTGTGATTACTGGGCGACCGCCCCTGCGCCAACAAGACCAGACTGTCCCATCGCTTCCGATTCGGTAGCCTGGGAAATTGGCAATCGGCAAGTATTGAACATCCACATCCGCCATCATTCACCCGCCGCTTTCTTCAAGACCTGCATGCACTCAGCGACGTTCGCAGGAAACGGCAACACTTTGGCGTGACCGTTGACCTCGACAATTAGACACGGGGCAGGGAGCAACTTCGGCTTCACGGCTTCCCAGAGTGCTTTCATCGTCGCCTGTTCGTTTGATGTCTGCTGATCTGGATCAAATTCTCGCCATCCGGCAGTGTTGCCTTCCTGCGTTGCCGTAGAGTCGAGGAATTCGCGAATCTCTGCTGCTCCAGGAATCGCAGTCTGCTCACCCGATAGCGTCTGCCCGCTTTCCTTGACAAAGATAACCCGAAACGATTTGACAGGCTCAGGAATTGGTGCAGGATCTGGCGTTGGAGGTGATGGCTCAATCCTGATCCCACCAGCCAGCATGACACCAATCAGCACGCCAATGGCAACCGAGATCACAGCCAGACCGACCGAGCGGAGTGATGAGACTCGGTCGGTCGTGGCTGCGCCTTTGGGAGGATTTTCCGGCTTCGGCTTCGGCTTTGCTGGCCGCTTCTTTGCCGGCACTTGTGCGGGTCGTTTCTTCGCCATTGGGCTCAGCCTTCCAATGGAAGATACGTGATCAGCCGGAGGCCGATGTTCAATGCACTCAAGCCAGCGACGACAGCAGCTGCTGCTCTGGGATAGTCCTGCACGATTGCTTGGCCTTGCAAGGCCGTCAAGACTGCGATTCCTGCGGAAATGGAGTTAATCCACAGCGTTTTGCTGAGATACCACTTTTTTGATTGAGACACGACGACACTCCACCGCGGCATGCTGTGCGCGGGAACAGTCGAGGTTATCACTGAACAAAAAAAATCCTTGCGTCTTGGATGCTAACGAGATTTGTGTCTCTGTCAAGGTTTGTTGCTTTACATCCGCTCTGCCCACTCATACCGCGATTCACTCTCAACAAACCGGAAGTTTGGACCGTCAAGTGTTATAGTAAATTCACCGGTCTGCCCGCCTCGTTGCTTTGCGATATCAATTGTTGTGTCCGGACCGTCATCAGATTTACTCAACAGAATCACAATGTCCGCGTCCTGTTCAATCGCTCCTGATTCACGCAGATCCGCAAGTGTCGGCTTTCCTCGACGTGTCGATTCTCGATTGAGCTGACTGCCAACGATGATCGGTTTTTGAAGATCCATCGCCAGCCGTTTGAACCGCCTGCTAATTGTCGCGATTTGTCGCTCTCTGTTGTCAAAACGTCCGCTGGGTACTTCGCATAACTGCAAATAATCCACCGCAATCACGCCGATTCTGTGCCGACGACACGCAACGCGAATCAGGCTGCATATCGTTCCTAGGTCGCTTGTGGAGTCAATAAAATACAGCGGCATCATTTCCAGTTGTTCTGCTGGGATAGACCTGCTGAGACGATCGGCAATTTCCTCTTTTAGCATTTCAAGGCTGACAATCAGCGCTCCTTCCTGCCGCCATGCGACGCCAGACGCAATTTGTGTCAGCAACACAGACTTTCCAGCCCCTGGACGTCCGCCGATGACCGTGATTTGTCCGTCACGCAATCCACCTCTCAGTCGGTTGTCGAGTTGCGTGATCCCGGTCTTGTGGATCACCGCCGGATTTGCTTTCCGTTGCTCCAGTCCGCGGACCGCATCACGCGCGGATTTGATTTCGTCTTTGCGATCTCTGGCGATGCCGTCCAGTTTTGTGATATAATCATCAATCACTTGCTGATCGACTACGACTTCACGCATCAACCGCTCACCAAGGATGTGAGCGTCATCAGTCGCCGCATATCGCAGCAGTACATCGCAGTAGTGATCGACGTGAGCTGCTTCCCACGGTGATTCCGCTAGTGAAACGAGTAACTCTATTCCCGCTCCAGTTGGCACCGAGTCCGCTTGTGCGATCCGCTCCAGTACCAAAACCGGATCCAGCCCATTTCCGGCCTCTGTGAGCGATTCCAAGGCCCGCCAGACGCATCGCAGGATTGGATCTGAGATATCTGCAGCCGTGATTCTGGATGCGATTTGCTCAACGGCCTCATGGCCAGAGAATGCCGCTGACAACAAAGCTCGTTCAATTGCCGACCGTGGCTGCATTGCGAATGTCCTTCAGGTGTTCGTAAAACAGTTCTTTCAGAGTTTTCTGCTCAAACGAATTTGATTCTGCGACAGCTCTTGTGCCTGTTTTCTTCAGGGCCTCAAACAATTCAGGTCCCAGCACTTTGGCCCGTTTTTCGTAGTCCGATGTAAAGTCCCTTGCGGCCTTGAGCGCCTTGATCCATTCGCGATCTTTAAGGATGATTTTTCGATTGCTTGATGGTACTTCTGGTTTCAGGGTCACATTCCATCGCCCTGCCGCTATCGATTGCTGCACGGCCTCAATAAACCCATCTCGCCCAAGTCTCGCCATCTGCGCCCACCAAGCCTCAAGAGCGATTTCATTTCCCCGTGGGCTCTTGTCTTGCAGTTGCTTGGAGTCGAGGTAGTCAAACCACCTTTCAGCGGCTTCTATGCACTGCACATCATTCAGTGACGTCGGAATGATGTCTTCACGTGGTCTTGTTTCTATGTTGTTAATCTCTTCTCTTCTCTTCTCTGGTAACGCTGCTGTAACGCTTTGTGCGTTACATTTCTGTTTCATTTGCGTTACAGATGAATTTGTCGTTTTCCTGTGTTTTTCCACTCTTTTTGCGCCTGAAGCCCTCGTTTTGGCGCTGTTTCCGTTATGTCGGTCGAAATTTGGGAAGCGAAATCCACCGTCAAGTGGCTCTAGCCAGCCGACAGAAATGAGCGCGTCCGCAAAACCTGTAATGCCAGCGAAACGGTCTAGTAACGATTTTGTAACGCTCGGAGCGTTACCATCTGACGTCTGTTGGTCGGCCCAACACCATATTCGAATCAGCTTTCCTGTGACCGCATCTGGGTCAATCCCGAGGTAATCCGCGATCATGTGCACTTCAGGTTTGTCTGGTGTGCATGTCTGCACTTTGATCCAATCTCCGGCCATCACTCACCATCCTCTTTTTCAACATCGCCTTTGAATGTGCTCAGATCCCTAAGCATCCTTTGTCGCTCTACCTTCATCTGCTTGCCGTGTTCGTGGTAGCATCGCGAAGAGCAATAGAAACCGCTCGCAATGCACACTGTCTTGCAGTAACTGCACACGCGAATCTTTCGCAGGCCATTTGGCGTATCGATGGCGATCAACATTCCGTGACTCCAATAAAAAACCCGCTGCCGACAGGGTAGTGCTTCCCATCGACAGCGGGTGTGATATCGGGACAAATCCCGATGCAAACAGATTATGTGATCGGTCGGCACTACTCGACCAAACACGCTCGCAATGTACCAACTGATCGCAGGACCAGAAACACAAAATGCAAACATGGCGTCATTTTGTTTTGCTCAAATATCCAATCTGAAGCCACTCCAGAGCCCTGCACGCTCGCCTGCGCGCCGTCTTGCCGCGGAATGTCAAGATACACTTATGGGTCTGCGTGTTGACGATGTGGCATGCTCCACGCTCGCCAGCTTGCAGCCTGAAGGGTGTTGCGCTCATTCATCTTCCTCAAAAAGCTTTCTTTGCCCCGGCAAAGATTTCTTGATTTGATGCTTCTGTCCTGACGTATCCGCAACGAATCCAAGGCAGCTTGGCAATGGCGTCAGCCGATCATTGACTGGCTCGCCCAGGTATCCTTCTCTCCAGTCGTCAGGCAATAGTGGCCTGATCGTCTTGCGACACACTGCGTGCATAACGCCATCCGTTGCAAGACAAAACTGAGTCAACAGATCCGCCGACTTGCATGCCTCACACCACAGCATGCCCATCAATGGCCGACAGATCCATGATCCACCACGCTCCCGTCCGCAATGCTGGCACTGTTTGCAATCTGGCTCCGTCATTGCATCACCTGCTTTTTCTTTCGATCACGGACCACAATTCTCACACACGTCTCTGAGCAATACTTGCGCGGAGCCCCCAGACCCCACTGCAAAAACGACTCGCCGCAATGCCGGCATTGTCGCACAGCATCAGCATCCACCGGCCTGTTATCAGGATAACCGGACGGATTCAGGACGCCAGACGGATGCCGCGGCTCGTACTGACGCCGGATCGCGTCTTGCTCGCGAGCCTGCGTCGCATACGCCGCACGACCGACGGCTGCACGCTGACGCGCCAGTTCACGTCGTAGACATCCGCACGATCGACAGTCACCCGTCCGCAGGCTGTCAGCCGTTGCGACGTGGATCTCGCCGCACGAACACCTACACTTCATCACGTATCGAATGCGTCCTTCGCGTAATCGCTTGCCGAGGTATGCGAGCACTGTCAGCCGGTCGAATTGTTTGCCGATCAGATTGTTCATTGATCACTCCTGTTGATATTGGATATTCCCTGCCGTGGATATTGTGATATTGCCACGGCGCGTGTAATTCAAAGTTAGGTGACCTTGCTGGCATGAAACCGTGCTGCCTCAATTA